TTGCGCACCGCTACCCAAATTCGCATTCAGCACCACGAACCTGTCAGCACTCACTGCGAACGTGGACTGCGTGACTCCTCCTTCGCTCTCAAGGCCCAGGCCGAACCCTGCTGCGACCTTCATCCCGTTGCTCATCGACATGACTTTCACGGAGTACTGTGCGTTGACCTGACCGTTCAGGCCGGCCAGCGCAGTCGAAGTTTGCTGCACCGATGCATTTGTATTGCCAAGAGAGCTTTGGACCGTGTCAATCCGCTGCCCCAGTGCCACGTCCGCGTTGGCTCGGGTAGACGATTCGCTTTGAATCAAGGCGGTAGCGCTGGCCACGGAAGATTGCACTGTGTCCACTCGTCGACCAAGCGCGGTATCCGCATTGGTGCGCGCTGTAGCTTCGGTCTGGATGGCTGTGTTGGCATTACCAACCGCCGTTTGCAGCGAAGCCACTTGTGAGGCCTGACTTGTGAGTGTTGCCCCTTGCTGGGTTACCTCGCTCGTCAAAGCCGAGACCGCCTGCGCAGACGCTGCAGCCGATCGGCGCCCTACGGCAATGTAGGCGATATCGATGCTACCGTTGGTATCGGTCGAAATCATCATATCCAGACGGATTGCCCAGATCTTCTTGCCGTTCCAGCCCACATGCCCGGACAGGTCAAACTCGATGTCTTGCCAGTCCTCCGTGGCGATATTGATCGGCCAGTTAAACCGCCGGGCTTCGGCCAAACCGCCATCTTCGTTCGCCCAGTACATAGCTGCCGTTGCACGATTAGTACCGCGCCGGCGCAAGCGCACGCGCATGTATGGGTTCTCGGCACCAATTATGGTGCCAAACGAAGACGTAGCTTGGATGTTCGTGTACTTCGAAACCGTCGCGAACAGAGGCCCGGCGCTGATGGTTGTTCCAGATGATTCAGCCGTCCAATTGCGCGTCGAGTTGACGAACTCCCATGAGTACCCAGCCACGAACGGCGATGCACCGCCCACAGAATTCTTGAGCTGGGTGATATCGCTGCTTTGGCTGGTGAGCGAGTTTTCTGCCGAAGCTACACGATTAGATATGTCACTGACCGCACTGGCGCTGGCTTTGGTTGCAAGACCGTTGGCTGTGCTGTTGATGGTATTTTCGAGAGAGGTTGTCCGCCCGGATACGCTGGTGAGGGTACCCCCTTGCTGGATGACGGTCGAAGTTACCGCGTCCAGTGCTTTGCTGGAAGCAGACGGACCCATTCGGCCGATAGCGATCCAATCCACGTCAAAGATGTCAGACGCAGTACTCCCGAGATCGATGCGTATGCCCAAGATTGTATTGTCTACCCAATCCGATCCCCCGGACGAAAGCGCCGCCATGTCGTACTCAAGAACCGTAGTTTGCCCCACGGCCAGATTGGGATTCGGCTGATCTTTAAACCAGGCACCCCAGCTATGAGAGGCTGTACGCGTAAACAACCTACCATCCCACCCAGAGCCCGCAACACGTGTAACCCGAAGCCGAATCCGCGTGTAGATTGAGCCTTGTAAAGACAGAATCGGCGAAAGGATCTGTGGGTCGCTTCCTGAAGAAGCCACCCGCAACAATCCTTTTGAAACAGAAATGGACGCCCCCGCACTGGCCCACCCTTCCAAGTTATCGTCGAAATTCCAAAGAGCGTTTGCCGCTGGATCAAGGCCTGACGATCCTATTCCAGACTGTATGCCTGTCACGGTATTGGACAGACTCACCAAGTTGCTGCTGGTGGATGTAAGAGTAGCCCCTTGTTGATCCACACGACTGCCAAGCGTAGAAACTGCCTCGGACGTAGCCAACAAGTTGGAGGCATCCACTTGCCCGTTGTTGCTCCAGCCAGTGGGCACAGTCCCGTACTCAATCTGGGGCCGAGCCATGTCGATAAAGCCATCTGTCACCGAGGCACTGCCGTACACCCGGTAGAAAATCGCGAGAGATACCGCTTTTGCCACAGGTGCGGGGACTGCCAGAGCGATCCGCTGAATAGCATCGGTGAGGTAGTACATGATCGTGTTAGTTGTCGTGATCGTACCCCCTGCCGCGTTCACCTGTTGAATGAACATCCGGAACCCTAACCCCGGCGTGCCTTTTACGTTGATCGAAGCACAAACCGGCTGACCTGCGATGATCTTAGGCAGACGGTTCTGAGCGTTCCGAATGGATCGATAAAGCGTACTCTCATTCAAGCCTGTGACGGTGATCCTCTGAGCTTTCTCACCAGAGTTCATAAACGATGGAACAAGCGAAAACACCCCAGTGGATGATCCAGCGTTTCCAGGCCCATCAGCGAGATAACCCTCAGGCAAATCATTAGCCGTTCCTGCGGCTTTATTGAAGTCAGGGTTATAAGCTAGGTTTTCGCCCCCAGCATTGGATAGGCTATTGCTCAAGCTGGTGACGTTGTTACTTACTGATGTAATGGTGGTTTCGGTTGCGTTGACCCGATTACTCAATGCCGTCACGGCGGAAGCATCGGCTTTGGTTTGCACTTGGGTCAGTGCGTTGGCCGCAGCTGTTGCCGCATCCGTTGCCACTTTGTCAGTCACCGCGGCCCAGGCAGAGCCGTTCCAGCGCTTGGGCGTGTTGGCCCCGCCTGTGATATCGATCCACAGGTTCTGCGCCAGCTGGTCCGCCGCCGCCGGCGCCGCCGTCTGCACCAGCACCTTGCCTTTGCTACCGGCCAGCGTGGCCGCGTTGTTTGCGGCGGTCTGAGCAGTGCTGACGTTGGTGTTCGTGGTGTTGAGGCTGTTGTTCAAGCCGGTCAAGGCCGAGCCTTGGCTGCTGATCGAGTTCTCGGCAGTCGTCACCCGGTTGCCAATGCTCTGCACACTGCTAGCCGACGCCTTGCCGTCCACGTCTGTGCGCAATCCGGTGATCTGCTGCGCCTGGGCGGTGTTCACCCCTTCAACCGAAGTAACCTTCGTCTCTACCGTTTGCACGCGCGCAGCGAGGCCGTTCGCAGTGACCACCGCCTGACCGACGTTCAGCCAGTACGTCGTGTTAGGTGGCGGCGTCTTGACCGGCACATCCTTGACGGCTTGGTAGATGACACCATCGGCGCCCAGTACGCCCTGACCCGCTGTGTAGGTCTGGTCGGGTTTGTACGGCATCGAGTCGGCGAGTTCGGCGATCGCATCAATCTGCCCCTGCAGCTCGGTCTTCACGCCTTCCAGTTCTGTGTCCACAGCGGCGATCTGCTCACCCAGACGCGCCCGGGCTTCATCTGCCAATACCTTCGCCTCGTCCAGGCGTTCGTTCACGGATCCCGGCCCGATGCCACTGATCAGTTCAATCTCAGCGGCCAGTTCCTTGCCCAGCGCGGATTCGCCGACTTGGCCAGCGATCTGGTCAAGGATGGCGCCAGCATCGCTGCTGGCCTCACCACGCACGCCCACGCCGACCGGGTAGAACGGGCCGACGTTTCCAGAACGATCCACCAGGCGCGCCCAGAAGAAGAAAGCAGCGCCCGCGCGCAGGTTCTGTAGCACGTAATCGCTTTGCGGGTACGCCAGATCAGACAGCTTGGTCGCCGCAGCCACGTCGGTACCCTGGCTGTACCAGAGCTCGGTGCGTTGGGTGTCTTCCGCACCTGGTGGGAAGGTCCAGTGCACGCCTATGCCGAACAGCAAACTCTCGGTGGTGAGCGAGGTAACTGCCGGCGGCAGGCCGGCCTTGCCGTTGAGCTGGGTCAGCTGCGAGCCTTTCCAGGTTGACGTGATATCGAAAGCACTCACCGCGCGGACACGGGCCAAGTAAGCGCCAGCGTAGATCCCGACCACGTCCACGGACGCCGCCCCGGTACGCTGCAGCCGAACCCAGTTGCCATTGTCCTTGCGCCATTCGACGTCATAAGCAACGGCGCCCTGCACCGCGGGCCAGGCGATGGTCATGGTGCTGATCGCAATCCCCTGGTCAATCATGTGCCCAGCCGACAGCGAAACGCTGGCCGGCGGCGCCACGGTGGTAACCGGAATGACGCTGATCGGGCGCTCGTCCAACTTGGCGCCTGTGTCGATGGCCGCGAATTTGCTCGGGTTGAACTCAAGCGCAGTGATCTCGTAGTCGCCGTCTTGGGTGCGCACGGTCTTCAGCACGCGAAACAGCTGAACCGCCAGGTCGTCGTAGTCGATCGCCCACTGCAGCTCAGGCTCTGGCTGCACGCTGTAATCAGTGGTCACCGTGACTGCGCGCCCAGCAACAGACTTCACGGTGCGCGCCTGGGCGGTCCCGTTCGGCAGGTTCACTATCAGCCGGTCGCCTGCCTTGATCGGGGTGTCGCGGTCCAGGGTTACCACGCGGCCGGCTGCCGATGAAATCCGGCCGCCATTCGCGCGACCTGCCACCAGCTCGTCAGCCACCGGAATGACGTAGCCCGGCAGTGGGATACGGCCTTCCATGCCGGTCTTGAAGGTGACGGTCCTGTCCTGGTTGTTGCTCAACAGCGCCCACTTGCCGCGACGCTGCGCCTCAGAGGCACGAGTGCAGCCGATGGCCGACAACTCGATGGGACGGTCACGGTACCGGCGCTGCAGCGCGTTATCGGTCACCGGAATGACGTCTGTGTCGTAGTTGTTGGCGGGGTTGTCGTAACTGACCAAAGCACGGCTGTAGTGCGTGCTGCGCTCAGCGCCGCCGTATACGAACTCGCCGTCGATCACGTTCGACCGGGTGAAGACGTAGTCGATGTCCTGCGCACGCGGCATGTCTGCCTGCATGAACAGGGAGCCGTGAGCCCAGTACACCATGCCCCGGTAGATAGCCGACAGGTCGCGCAGCAGCGTCCAGGCCTCCGCGCGGCCCTGCAGGTTCAGGTCACAGAGGAAACGTGGCTCCTGGCCGCCTACGCCATCGGGTACCTGCTGGTCGCAGTACTGAGCGATGCGATACATCTCCCACTTGTCGACCATCCACGACTTGATGCGCTTACCCAGGCCGAAACGGTCCTCGACACACAGGCCGTAGGTCACGAACGCGGGATTGTTGGTCCAGGCCTGCTTGAAGGTGCCGTCCCAGATCCCGGTATAGGTGCGGGTGATCGGGTTGTAGTTGCTAGGTACCGGCCAACGCTTGGCCTTACAGCCGACGGTCACCGCCGGGATGTTCTGGAACTGCTGGGCATCAAACTCGATGTACAGCAGCGCGGTGTTCGGGTAGCGCAGTTTCTCGTCGATGATCTCGGTGTAGCCCGCGATGGTCATCGTGTCGGCAATCGTGCCTTTGTTGGCGTTTGCCGTGAGCCGGCGGACACGCATCATCCAGCCCGAGGTTGCCTTCGGCAGATCGACACGGACAGACCGCTGGTAGCCGTTGGTGGTCTTGCCGTCCACAGCACCGCGGTGAGCTTCGACATAGGCGCCACCATCAGTGGCGATGTCGATGGCGTACTCGATCCGATAGCCGTTGGTATTGCCGCTGCTGTCCTGCTGTGCCAAGCGTGGCCATGACATGCGGACGCGAACAGCAGAAAGCTGGGTGTTGCTCAGAGCGCGCGCGAATGGGTTGTCGCTGCGCAACTCGACGTTGACCGTGGTTTCGTTTTCGACTGCAGGGATGCCCTGGATGTACTCCTGCTCGAGGCTGCCGCTGCGCCACTCCCACTTCACGCCTGGGAAGTTGACGTTGCCGCTTGCGTCCACGATAGGCGTGTTGTCCAGGTAGATGTCGCGAGCAGTTGGAATGCCATCGAACTCACCCTCCCCCACGGCCAGCAACAGTTTCGCGATGTTCGTGGACTGAAGGCTGTCGGGCGCCTCGACCGGCGTCTTTGGCTTGCTCTCGCCGCCTTTGTCGCCAGTGATATCCAAGTGAGCTGCTGCGCCCATGCTTTCCTCCAGGCAATAAAAAAACCGCCCGGAGGCGGCTGGTTTGCTGATGTGACGTTAGGTCTTATCTTCGGCGTAGATCGAGGCGGATATGATCGCCCCGCCCCAGCGGCGCTCGCCGATGCAGATGGGGACCGGATTTCCGCTGGCGGTGGTGTTCTTGGCTGAGCCGAAGGCGTACGACGGCAGGTTCTCGGGTGAGCCGCTTTGGGAAAGACCCTTGGCTTGGGGGCTTAGCATCTGGACTACGCCGCCGGCGACCATTGCCACACCTACAGGAAGAAGCGCCTGGAACCCCGGAACAGGTATGAAAGAAGCGGCAATCAATATCGCACCAATAACGGTCTGGAGCACCCCGCCACGCTTGCTCCCAGCAATGACCGGAACGATTTTCACTACTTTAGCCCCACCCCGACCGAAGTCAGTTTCGCCAACGTTTTTACCATTTCGGTAGATTGCGAAGTTGATTCCCAAGCGAGACAGACGATCAACCTCCTCCTTGAAGCCTGGCAGCGTGACCGTCAGCGCTTTCAGTAGCTCACGCACGCTACCCGTATCAAGAAGGCGTCGATGCTGTCGTCCAAACGCTTTGCACAAGGTGCCTGAAAACTCGATAACGGTCATTTCTTGGGCCACGGGTTTCTCCAGTCGAAAAAAAACCGCCAAGTGGCGGCTATTTGCCTAAAGCGCGGTTAAAGGCAGTTGTTTACGGACGATGTGATTTTTGATCTGCCTATGGTTATGCCTGGCATTCGCTGATACAGCCGAACGTCACTGCCAAGGGTATTGTTTTCAATTTCTAAAACCTCGTTGGTCTGACCGATAGAGTCGGCTGAAGACACCAGGCGATAGCCCTTCAGGGTCTCGTTCATAGTCGCGCCCGCTTGATGTTCTTGCCAGCTAGGCAGGACGCAAAGTGCGTATGCTTTCGGTGACTTTGCGGTTTTGGCGACGATCGTGGGATCGCTATTGAGCAAATCTCCAGGGGTTGTGCACCCAGCCAACGCTACCAGCCCCACCACCCCGATCAAAACTCGCATGTGATCCCTCCCTTTAAATGCGGGAATGTAGCATGACAATGAAAGCCTAAGGTCGAGCCTGGTGAGCTGATGCTTCATCGATGCGGGCTAAAAGCTCGCCGAACCGCCTTTCAGCCATCCCCTGATTGCGAGCCAGAATTTCTAGGGCAGGGTCTATTTGTCTTAAATAAGTGCGGCATTTTTTTTCACTGAAAGTATCGACGTTTTTATGTATGTCGTCTGCCAACGCTTTAGAATCAGCGATGCACTGTTTTAGGTGCTCACGCTGTCCAGTCAGGAAATCTAGAAGCTCTTGAGCTAGCGGCCGATGATCAAGGAAGTAACTGTCAATACGCCTGATCAGAGATTCGTTTTCTCGATTTAGCTTGTACCAGTCTGTCCGGGCCTGCTCGGACTTGACCACCAAGCTTTGCCTCAAAGCGAAGAGTTCATTCGACTTCGTCCTACTGAGCGCCCGCCAGGCCACCGCCAAGCTGAGCAATGCAAACATCAAAGTGAATACATCGACCAGCGAAATTTTGCCTACTTCCATGCGCGTGACCCTGATTGGCGGAGCAATCAGGATATCCGAACAGCCATCAGTCGGTGAAGAGCCGCTTTATTTCGCGTCCCGATGACGCAATACAAGGCGTGTCCGGTCGAGCCAGGGCCCGCCGAACACGACAATTTCTGATGGCCGTCCCAGCAGGTGGTGCAGCATGAATGGGCCTGGCCCGAAGACCTGGGCGTGTTTCTCTGGCAGTCGTACGTCGGCGCCCAGATAGATGCCGGCGTGGTTGGGATGTGCGGTGCGCCCCACAGCCATGACGATCATGTCGCCACGCTGCGGCTGGCTGACCTGGTAGAAGCCAGCGGCTTCGAAGGCCTGCTCGTACAGGCTCGGACCGTCCGCTTTCTCCCACCAGCCTTCCTCGCGGGCGTAGGCTGGAAACTCCAGCCCCCATTCCCGCTCGTACCAGTCAGCACAGACCTGCCAGCAATCCCAAGCCCCGTGCACGAACCGCCGGCCAAGCAACGGCGTATAGCCGGTGGGCGTGATCGAGCGCAGGTCGCCTTCCGGCCACGAAAGAATGTACCAAGGCAGGCCAGTGGCCTCACACATCGCCAGGTCGCGCGGCGACGGCTTGCTGGTGGCGTCGGGGTGCGAGTGCACAATGCCGATCACCTCACCTCGGTCGTCACCTTCGGCATACTGCTCCGGCGCGATGCGAAACTCTTCCGTGGGATCCTTGGCCGAGTTGGTGCACTGGTGATACACCTGCTTGCGGCCAATCTGCAGCAGCAGGCCGCAACACTCGCGCGGGTATTCAGCCGCTGCGTGCGCCTGCACGGCGGCCAAGATGTGTTTGCGCATGCTCAACTCCGGGCAATCAAGGAAACGGCAGGGAAGCCACCAAAGGGCAGTTGGTTGCCCTGTCGGAAACGAACAGTGCAGCCGGTATCCAGGCAGCCGTTGCACTCGTCCTTGGCCGGATCGGTAGTCGGTTTGCCGTCCATGTCGTAATAGGGCCCGGTATAGCCGCAGTTGGGCCCGCGGTATCCGGCAGTCATTGCCCAGTGGCACAGCTGGGTCATCTGCCGGCCGATCGTTTCGCCGCCTACATCGCCGGGGCTAGCCAGTTCCCAAGCCACCGTGATGCCGTTCTCCGACACTTTCTGGTCGATGTACCAGACCTCGATGCTTTCCTCCGCCGGATTTGCGGAAGGATTGCCGCCGGGGAAGTTCGCAGCGTCGAGATATTCGGCAAAGGTGTGCCGCATGGTCAGCTGGAATTCCAGCAGGTTGTCGAAGGCCAGGCAAAGCGCCGTGATCCTGCCGTTAACGTTGCCAACGCTCAAGGTAGGCCGGACCGCCGTGCCGTCCGAGTTCGCCTCAATGCCATTGATCTGCATCGGCCAGGCACCGTACTCGTTGCCCTGCCACCAGATCGACTTGGCTGGCAGCTGATCGGCATTGGCGCCAGCGGCGGCCAGTTCCTCTGGCGCGTGCGGTATTGCATGTCCGTGAAATCGCAGAATATCGGCGCCGAAATCCGAGCCGTCCAGTTCAAACAGCAGGATCTCGGCGCCTGGGTCAAGTTTCTGTAATTGGGTGATCAGGCTCATGGCTGGAACGCTCGCTCGAAGGTCGCCGTAAGCACCACGGCATCGCCCGGCTTGCGCTGCTGCCGAAACGCCTCACATCGATACATGCCGAGCACGCCTTCAGGGTTGGTCCAAAGGAATGACTTGGCGCCGCGGTGGCGCCGTATAAAGGCCAACGGCGGAGCGATCTCTTCAGCGAGGCCTCCAAACGACAATGACCAGCTGTCAGCCTCGCCATTGAGCCCGTCGCTCGACACCTGCGCGTAGCCATCGCCGAACTGTGACTTCCTTGTCCTCAGCGTGCTCTCGCCACTGGCTTCGTCGTCAGGTGCCCAAGTGAATGTTTCAATTGCCATCAGCGTCTCCCACTGCTGTTCCGGTGACTAAGCCCCCCAGCTCGCCAGGAGTCAGAGACCGCTTTTTCCGCAATGCCCTGCATTTGGCGCTGCATGTTTTGTTGGAGGGCCGCGGTGTCCAATTCCATGCCTTCGGAGCGTCTATCCTCAAGCGTCACTGACATTGGCGCATTGAGCTGGATGATTGTTGATCCACCACCTCCGCCACCCAAAGCGCGTACCCCCAATGAGCCGTCCGCGCCGCGCGTGAGCGGCATGATCGCTTCCGGACCAGCTTCGCCAAAAACGCCCGCACCCTTGGCAAAAGCGAACACCTGCGGGCTGTCATAAACGCCGCCGGAAAAGGACGACAGGCTGGGCGAGTCGTAGACGCCACCCTTGGCATTCGCGACAAACGATCCCTCGCTGAACCCGGTCATGGTCCCCTCGCCCAACGCCGAGCTTCCGCCAGACAAAAAGCTGAATGCGGAACTGGCAAGCCCGACCAGGGCCTGCTTGGCCTGGATACGGATCAAATCCTCGACGACGGAGTCGGCCAGGCTCTTGAACGACAGCTTGCCGGTTTTGACGAACTGTACGATGGCGTCTTCGGTGCTGCTGAGCGCGTTGGAGAACAGCGATTCAGTCTGGCCAGCAACATCGGCAGCGCTGTCGCGGTAGTTTCCCCACGCCCGGCTTACGCCATTGCTCCAGTCGCTTTGGGCCTGGTCGATCTTCTGCCAGCCTTCCTGCATGACCTGCACTTGCCGGGTGCCGTATTCCTCGGTCAGCTCGATCTGCTTCTGCAGGTCCTGCCGTTGCTTTTCGGTGGTAGCCGTGGCCAGGTCGGTGCGTAGCGACAGGATCTTGTCGTTGGTCTGACGCTCCAGGTCGAGGCGTGCCTGGGCGCGTTCCGATTCTTTGTCGCCCAAACCGACAGCCGATGCCATGGAGTCGTAGGAAGCACGAGCATTGCTGAGCTGCTTTTCCAGATCGGCCTGATACTGCATGGCCTGGGATAGGCCAGTCGCCGAGGCAACCGTTGTGTCGTACTGATCCTTCAGCCAGACGAGGCTTTTGGTGTACTCGTCGAGCGAAAGCTTTTTGCTTTGGAACAGCAGGTCGAGTTCTTCGGTCTTCGTCTTGAGCTCGTCTTGCGCAGCGCCTACCGGATCGAAGGCCTTCTTCAAGGCATCGAACGATGCTTGGGCCGTTTTGACCCGTTGCTCCAGCGCGCTATTGGCAGCCTTGCGCGCCTTCTCGGCAGCCGACTCTTCCTTCGTCGCGGCTTTATCAGCCTCCTTCAGCGCATCGACGGCTTTGGCACGCTCGCGAATCTTGGCGGCCAATGCGCTTTCGGGGTCGATCTTCTCCTGGAGGATCAGCGTCTCAGCCTGCTCGAGCGCTGTTTTGTCCTTCAGCGTCTGGATCTGCTTGTCGAGCTGCTGCAGGTAAGTGTTGCCGGCGTTGATCGCGGCCGTGTTATCCGGCACAGGTGCCGTCGGGCCGGCCGCCAGATCTTTCGTCAGCGCCTGCTGAGTTTTGGTGAGCTTGGCCGCGGCCTTGTCGGCCGAGCTGAACGCGCCTGCGCTTTCACGGATCGACCTGAGGTTTTCCTCAGGGATGTTGAAACGCTTCGTGAGGTCGTCGACCACCGTTGAAAGCTGCTTGCCGGACGCACGCGCAGCATCGAATTCGGCGCCTACGCGCGTGCCCACCGTAGAGCCGAGGTTCTGCCGGACTGTCTTCAGGAAGTCGCCGTAGGCCTCATCAGCGGCGGACACCGCCCGCTCCTGATCCCGCGCGACCTTTACCAACTCGGCGCCCTGCTGATCCTGAGTCAGCTTTCGAAACTCTTCGCGGACTTCCTTCAGCGGACGCTTCAGGGCGTCGAGGCTACTGGCGACCTCGTTGGTGTTGTCGCGCATGGTCAGAAACGCAATACCTGCGCCGACCGCCAGAGCCGCAATCCCGGCGGGGCCGCCCAGCAACGAGAGGATGCCGGTGGAAACAGTCTTCAACGTGGCCTGCGCTGCGGCAACTTGCGCAGTTGCCGCTCGCTCCGCCATCCGAGCCTCGGCCAACTGGATCGACATCTGCGTCTGGACTGCCGTGCCGCGCGCCGCGATGGCTTCCTTCTCCGCCCGGAGTGCGGCCGATTGCGCCGCGATCTGATTGGCGGTGGCCACCTGCACTGCGCTGGCTGCCTGGGCAATGTTCGCGGAGCGCGACTGCACGCTGGCCGCAGTACTTGCCGCCAGGTTCGACAGGTAGCCGACGAAAGCCGCTGCCACCTTCCCGCCCAGAATGGCGACCAGAATATTCAGGTTGTCGGCAAGAAAGCCGATGCCAGCGCCCAGGCCTTCGGTGACGCCATTCTTCGACATCGCATTGAGGCGCTGCGTGACGCTTTCGATGCCAGGGAGCATCCCGGCCACCAACTGGCGCGAAGCACCTGCAAACGATGCCTCCAGCGTCTTGATGGACTGGTTGACCTCCACCAGGCGGGCGACCTGAATGTTCGAAAGAATGTTGCCAGCCGTCTCAGCTTGATCGCCAAGCTGCTTGAAACCTGCGCCGTTGTTCCTGAGCAGTGGAATCAGCGCTGTCGCCTCATCCGCCATGGCCTCCATGTAGGTGGTCATCTGCTGCTGGTTGAGCCCCGCCTTTTCCAGCGAGTTGTAGTAGAGCTGCAGGGCTTGGGGCCCGGACAGATTGGCAAACATCTGGGCAGTGACGCCCACCCGAGGCGCGATTTCCTTGAAGAAGTCCGCCATCTCGCCACCGCCGCGCGAGATGAATTCCCCAGCGCGGTCGGTGGTGTCCTTGTAGATATCGGCGAGCTTTTCCTGCTCGACACCCACGGTTCGCGCGCCGGCGGCCATGCGCTGGAACTCGGTGGTGGACGTGTTCGACAGCGTGGAGAGGTTGCGCACCTCCTGCGCGTACTCGGTCGTTTTGGTGGTAATCGCCACCAGCCCCGCGATCGCAGCCGTTGCAGCCAGGCCCATGCCCGTGAATGCCGTGCTGATCGAACGCTGTAGCACGCTGGCATTGGCACCGGTGCGGTCGAAGGCTTTATCGACCACACCCAGGCTGTTATCGATTTGGCCGGACGTTTTGGCCACGGCCGTTTCGCCCCGCGCCAGCTCTTGACGCAACTGAGCGGTGGTGGCCTCGATGCGTACGAGCATCCCCTGGACGTCGGAATCAGCCATGCGGGGCCCCTAATGATGGTTCACGGATCTACTGCGCAGCCTTGCGCCCGGTCAGTGCCTGGCGCAGTTTTTCAGCCACGGTGGTGGGTTTGGGTTTTTCGGCCGATCGGCCACTGCCAAATGGGTTTGTCATCCGCGCCCATTCGATCTTGGCGTCCATGGCAATGAAGAGTTCGGGGAGAGGCGTTCGCCAGGCAACGTCTGGTGCCCAGCCTAACCAGCCGGTGGCCACCGCAAAGAGGCGATCCACATAGCTGCCGTCTTCGACGGCGCTTACGCCTTCCCCGCTTCGACGTTTCCCGGCGTGTCGCCGCGGGGGTTGTACAGCGCACCGAGGTAACCGGTTAGCTGCGCGGCAATGCCGGACACGCCGGCCAGCCATACCTTTTCCGGCATTTCGCGGGATGCATCGGCGCTGAGCCCGGCGCCGGCGGCGATGATCAGCGCCACACCGTCAACACTCAGCACACGCAGGGATTCCGCAGCGCCGCGCAGGCCGCCGAAATGCGCTTCGATCTTGCGCACCGCAGCCAGGGTAATGTTTAGGTCGAAGGATTCTTCACCGACCTGCACCGAGGTCGCGCCGTGTAGGGTTTTGCTCATGGATCAATTCCTTGGGAAGCGGGGCCGAAGCCCCGGCTATCAGACGGCAGGACCGGCGATCACTTCGATGATGTCCGAGTTGATGCCCATGGTGATGTTGCGGCGAACGACGTTGTCAGCAGCGCCCGGTGCGACGGTGTTGTTCATCACCTTCACCCGGAAGTAGAAGGTCGTCGGCACCACCTCCGGGTTGGCCGTCGGGTCGCCATCGTTCAGCGTGACCTTGATGTTGTAGTCACCCTTGGTACGGTCCTTGTGCGCGACCTTCACGGCTTTCTGGCCCAGGTCGCCGTTATCGAGGCCCACGGTCAGCGTCAGGTCGCCCGCGTCGGCGGTGCCCTTGTACTTGCGCACGCGGCCATCCTTGAGCGAGGTGAAGTTCACGCTGCTGAAGGTGTCGCCGAACTCACCCAGATCCTCGATCTCACCTACGTCAACGTAGATGTCCTTTTTGTAATCGACTTCGGTGTTGGCACCGGTCTTGGTGCCGATGCCGAGGCGGCACCCGGCGGCGGTGTTCAGATTGTCGGCCATGGAAAATCCTCCAAAAGGCACATTGGATAAAGCCGCGAGGCGGCCGATGTTGAATCAGTGAGTGGTGATAACGCGGACCGTAATAGCGCCCATGTATGTGACGCCGTCGGCATCGCGCTGCGCATCGGCACGCTCGACCCGGACAGACACTGCCCGGCCCTCTTCCAGCGGCAGGCGGCGCTCATCCAATGCGGCTGTCACTTCGGCGTTGATGCGCTTCACCTCGGCCTGGCCGTGAGCATCTGACCAGACGGTGAGATAGATAAGGCGCATCTGCCGCTTGCGGCCGGCGATAGGGCTGATGTTGGTCGATATCTCACGGTCGATGGAGAGGTACGGCATCGGCGTGTCGAGCGGTGCGCCATCGTAGATGGGACACGACACTCCCGATTCCAGGCGCGCGACCAGCGCCACCTGAAGAGCAACCGAGGGATCAGCCATCGCTTACCCCCTGGCTGGCCTTCTTCAGCGTTCGGTTCACAGCGGCGCGAATGTCCGCCAGCACCACCTCCCGGTTCACATCCAGCGCAGGCCGCAACCACGGGTGTGCCGGCAGCGCAGGAATGTCGGGATACTTGCTGAAGAAGTGCGCGCCGTCGGACTTGTTCTTGACCGAGCGGTTACGGTTGCCCGCGCGCTTCCTGCCGTCGTAGCCCTTGGTTCCATACTCAAGAAACCGCAGGTAGAAGAATCGTCGGTTGTCCTTTTTGCCGCGGATACCGATCTGCGCATCTAGCCCGCTCTTGGACACGAACGCCTGCAGGGCGCCTGCCGCTTCACCCGTATCGCGCGGCACGGTCGCCTGCATGGTGGCGAGGATCTTGTTGGCGGCCACCTGCATGGCTGGGCGCAACTCGTTGTCCATCGTCTGATGGATATTGCGTAGCGTCCGGCGCAGCTTGAAGTCGCCGGACATGCGGGACCGGCGCGCCACGGTTTACTCCTTGCCCTTGGCGGGCTTGGCCGGCGTGCCCGCTTCGTCTTTGATCTCCACCACCAGGCCGCGGTCGATCAACGACTTGGCAGTGGTAGCGTCAGTGGCAAATTCTTCGCCGGCGGCGCGATCGCCCACGGTACCGGACAGATCGGCAAGTGCTCGAACTTTCATGGGAATATCCTCAAGGATTGGGAACGTTGGTGCAGAGCAGCCGTAGCATCGAAAGCTCGTTGTCCGGCAGCGCTGCCACGATTAGATAGGTGACCCCCCTGTTTTCCAGGCGGCAGCCGGCGACCAGATCGGCGCGGGGCCTGACTCGCACTTCTGCGGTCACGATCGCAGACAGCTGTTCAGCCACGGCTTCGATGCGGCCGGTGGGCAAAGTGAACTCGGCCCACAGCTGGCCGGAGTCGACCCAGGTGTCATCAAAGCCGCCCGTTCGATTCTTGACCCGCACAGGTTTGTAGAGGGTGGGACGGTGTCGCAGAGGCCCTGCTCTCATCAGAATTTCTTCCTGTACCAGAGCAGTCGGTCGACGGCCAGCGGTACCTCGGCAGGCGCGCCACCGATGACTACGGCTTCCCGGTTGGCATACCAGTGGCCTACCAACAGCAGGACCGCCTGCTGAACATCTTTGGTCAGCGCCATCTGGTCCGGAAGTACGGGGACTCCCTCGACCAGCACACGGTCGCAGTGCTGTTCGACGTGAGCCAGCGCGGCCGCCATATAGCCTTCGATCAGCTGATCCTCTTCGACCCCATCGACGCGCAGGTGCGTCTTGACCAGGGCGAGCGCGATCATTACGACGCCTCTTTCTTGGCCTTTTCATCGGCCTCAAGGCGATCGGCTTCATCCTTCTCGGCCTGCTCCTTCAGGCGCTCCTGCTCAGCTTTTTCAGCTGCCGCTTTGTCCACTGCAGCCTTCTCTGCTGCCGCTTTCTTTTCGGCTGCCGAGGCCGGCTTGGTTTCCTTCGGTGCAGCACCGTCGGTAACCTGAACGGCCAGGCCTTTGCCGATCAGGCCGTGGGCGTATTCATCCTCAACACCCTCGAGGACTTCGTCGGCGCGGATCCGCGCGAACGCTACGCCCAACTTGGACGGGTCACCTTCAAAGCCCCACAGGGTTCGAATTTTCATGCATCACCTCAAAAAAAGGGGCCCGCAGGCCCCAGTGACAGGAAGGGTTACTTGGCAGCCGCGAAGCGACCTTTGACGAAAGCGTATGGACGGCGAACCGCCAGGCCCAGGCGCTCTTCCACCAGCAGCACGCGCTGGTTCTTGACGAAGTCGTCGTTGATCCAACCCACCTTCACGGTGAAGGCCATGCGGTCGTACAGGCGAGCGCCCTGGGCAAACGAGCCAACCACGAACTCACCGCCAGTGGCCGCGGTACCGCCAGCAGCAGGCACGCCTTCATCCATGCTGTCAGACACCACGACCGGGCGCCCCCACAGCACAGGAGTGACCATGCCCTGCAGGTTGGCGAACAAGTAGCGGCTGTCCGCATCCTTGAGCAGCTCGATGTTCATCCAGTCCAGGTCAGTCATGACGATCGCGTCGGCCGCGCGCTTGGACTGCTTGCGAACCTGATAGATCGAACGGCGCACGGTATCAATCGCCGTATCGCCAGCCTGGCCCAAGGCAGCGTTGAAAGCGCTGGCCTGGGTCATGATGCCGTTCAAGTTGTTGCCCTGCCCGTCGCCTTTGAGGATCTGCCCTTCTTCCTTGAGCTTCAGGTCGTAACGCAGCAGTTCCTGAATGTAGCTGTACAGCTGAGGGATGTCGTCGAGCGCTTCGTCGGTGACCGGCATCCACACCGCGATCTTGCGGACGTTGTCGGTTTTCTGCTCGAACGTCACATCGCTGGATGGCTTGGCCGCTCCTTCGGCCACCATGCCGGCGCCGCGGGTGTGCAGCTTCTCGAGGAAGTAGCTGTAGCTCTGGCCATCCACCGGCGTGGTGGGGATCAGGTCGCGGATCACCAGATCCTGGCGCGGTCGATCCTGAATGATAGGGTCCCAATGCGTGGGCACCAGGCCGGCGCTGGTCAGCTTGGTTTCAGACATGGAAGCCATGTCGGACTTGGTGATCTCGATCTCGGCCTGGTTCTGGTTCTTCTGCTGCAGCGCCTTGTAGGCGTCGTTACCCTTCACCAGATCGATGAAGCTTTTCTTCTCGCCGACCTGGTTGCGCAGCTGAATGCCCTTTTCCTCGAGCTTCTGCACCTGCTCGATGACGCGCTCCAGTTCGCCTTTCTGGTTCTCGATCTTGGACTTCATTTCCAGCGTCACGGAGTTGCCTTTCTGCAGCTCTTCGGCGACATGGTCGTACTTTTGCTGCAGGCCCTGGAAGCCGTCTTTCAGTTGCTTGTCCAGGGAATCGCGCAGCTCTTTCACTTCGCTCATTGCGATGCTCCAAAATGTTGGGTGAACAGGGTTGAAATGTCTTTCAGCTCATCCACGATCACCGTGGCCGCTGCGCCACCATCACGGTGCACAGCGGAGTAGCCGAGCGAAGCGACGGCAGCCGCTTCCTTTTGCGAAAGGCCCATGCGGTCGCGCAGCGCCTTCTCAAAAAGTCTGATGTCCGATTTGACGTCGGTGACTGTGGCTTCCGGGTTCATGCCGAAAGGCACCAGTGAGGCCTCCCACAACTCAGCCTGCTTGATGATCCTGATGCTGCGGCCCTCGCGCTCTTCGTACGCGGCTAGCAGCGTGTTGAAGCCGATGGACATGCTGTCCAGCGTGCCTTCCTTCATCAGCTCATACGCATCGCGCGCATAGCTCACAGCCAGGTTGACCTTGCCCTTGATGTAGAGGCCGTGGGCATCCTGGGTGAAGTCCGCAGAGCCGATCAGGCGCGTCAGGTCATGAAACAGCGCCAGCTTCAGACGGCCCGCGCGGGTGGTTTTCACCTTCGTGAAGGCGCCCGGCAGAATGACGTCATCGCCCAGATCAACGTTGTTGAACACCGCCGCATAGCCTTCGAAGTTGCCAGCGTCGTCAACGGCCTTGACCTCGAAGGGAAACTCAATTTTTGTCAGCATTGCCTTGCGTCTCCCACCGGGTGACCCGGTTGTATTCGTCGCCTACCAATGGCGGCAGGTTTTCCTTTTCGCGGACCTCATTGATGGTCATCCAGCCCGAGCCGCCAGAGCCGCCAAGCGCCCCGCCGAAATAGGTAGCACGAGCAGCGCTGTCGGCACGCAGCAGGCCCTCGACGACGAACTCGACGAACCGATCGGTATCGGTGTAGAGCTTGTCGTTGAGCTCGTCTTCGATGGCGTCGAGGTAGGGCTTCACGCCGAACGTCACAAACCCGCTGGTTTGCTGCTCCAGGTTGGAGCCCATGATCGATGTCTTGCTGGCCCGGTTGGCCAGGTACAGCGGAACGCCCCAGACGCCGGCCAAGGCCTCTTCCTGAAACTGCTGCGATTCGATGAACTGGCTGTCTTTCTGAGTCAGGCCGGCTGGTACGATCTTGGGCCCACCCTGGAGGATGGCCATTTTTCCGAGGTCTTCGGTATCGGCCTTTCGCACGTCGGGGAACTTGGCCATCACCTGAGCCTGCTGCTCCGCGGTGAGGAAGTTGTCGTAAATGACGTAGCCGCCAGTGAAGCCGCCCTTGCGCATGAACCGCGCCGACCAGTCGTGTGCCGCTTTGGCCAGGCCGATGGTCTCCGCCTGATGCTCCACCGGCGACATGCCGTTGATGCCGTCAGTGCTGAACAGCTTGAAATGCAGCATGTTCTCCGGGGAAACCGGGGCACGCTTGCCATCAAGGTTGACGTAATAGATCAACCGAGATTCGAGAGTGTCGACTGTGACGTCATCGGGAGATACGAGGGTGAAGCCGATGGGTTCGCCTGATGAAGAGCGCTCGATGATTGCGTACGCATTGCCGCGCAGCGCCATGTTCACCACTACAGCCTTGAGGAAATTCAGCCGCGTCATGTACGGGTTCGGCTTGCGCAAGATCCGACTGGCTCGGTCATTCGCCTTCACTATCTGACGCTTGCCGTCCTTGTCGTCGTAGAGCTTGAGCGGCAGTCCGGATACCGTTTCGCTGAGGATCTTCACGCAGGCCCAGACGATGCTGATGTTCATCGCCTTTGTCGGAGTGATGCGCACGCCGGCTTTGGTCGCCTTGCCTCCGACGGTCATATCGACTTCGACGTAGTCGCCGGTTTTCGGATCCTCATAGCCGAACATCCGCCAGGACAGCGGGTTGTACCAATGAGATGCCATAGTCAGCCTACAAGGTCGAAGAAACCGTTTTTCAAGTAGTCATCCATCCCGCCTTTGCTTTCGGGGTTGAGTGACATGAGGGATACCGCGTTGAACGTGGCCATCAGCGGGTCGATCTTTGCCGAGCCGGAGGCCTGCTTCGTGATCAGAATCGAGTTGCCGCGCGGCTCGACGCGGGCGTTACCGCAGCACCAGGCCATCATTGGCTGCCCGCCATGGATCAGGCCGCCTTCGGCCAACTTGCGCTCGGTCGTCTTGATCGCGCCGCCCAGCTTCCAGCCCTGCGATATGCCGATGATCTTGTCTTGAGGTACACCCGCAGCGACCAGGGCATCGAGCACGCCGCCGATACCGGCCGGGTCAACACCGACCTGATCGAGCAGGCCGGCCTTCTCAACTCGTGCTGCCAGATCGGCGACCTCTTCCAAGTCATCGCCAATCAGCTCGACCATCGTCAGGTGTTTTTCCTTTGCGAAGTCATGGAGCCGAGGCGCCTCACCCTTGCGCCGCTCGAGCACTGAGGGGTGCGCCCAGGCATGGGTCCACAGCAGCCACTGGCGTGTGGCCTTGTCGCGGCCAATCGCAGCGAAGCCCAGCAGGTCGTCCAGACCGCCGCCATCGATGCCGATATCGATAACTTCACAGCGCTCGATCAGGTCATCCAGCGTCAGGCCAGGGGCCTTTGCCTGGACCTCCCAGAATTCGGCGCCCGCCCAGCGATCCGAGCGCAGCGCCAGCCCGATCTCGACGTTCAAGTGCTTGGCGAGGAACCCACGAAACGACTCTTCGCCGTCGATCTGCGCCTGCGCGAATCCGCGCTCAATGAATGGCTCGTCCACCGACAGCCCCAGGTTGGGGTTGGTGATGTACGCGTTCTTCACATGGCGGTGATCGCCGGCGTCGATCATGTGCTTCGGGAATTCGTAGAGCACTGACAGAAACGACTTGTCGACGATGCCGCCGTCTCGTACCTGGCGGGCATAGAGCAGCTTCTGCCGGAACACGCCTGCAGGTGGCTCATCGGACTGGGTCGTTGCCCAGATGATGAAACCCTCAGGCCTGGATGCCAGCCCGCCGGTAGCCTCGCGCAACATGGCCTCGGCGTTGGCTCGCTTGCCGAAAACCCAGAGTTCGTCGATGAACACGCCGATGGCTTTCTTGCCCGAGACAGTTTCGCTGTCGGCCGCCACCACCTTCAGCGTGGCGCCTGTCTGGTGATGAGTGACCGTGCGCAGGTGATCCTGCACCTTGAACAGGTCCTTGAGCTCATCGTCGGCTTTGACCATGTCCCGTATCGGGATGTAGGAGTTGTCAGCGATCTCCTTGGTCGGCGCCAGGATGATGAACTCACCCGAGGTCCGCCAATTCAGCACCAGCGCCGTCAGCATGATGCCGGCGGCAATGGTCGACTTCCCGTTCTTCTTGCTGATCAGGAGCATGAACTCACTGATCATCCGGCGACCGCTGTACGGGTCATAGGCGCCGAAGATGGCGGCGACGAACTCGTTCACCCAGGACCGCACGGTCTCGCTCATCAGCGGGCTGCCGGTGGCATCCACCATCCGCAGACCGCCGAACACTTCCAGCGCTTCTGCCGCTTGATCTGGGAACAGAGGTTCGAAAGGGATCAGGCTTTGGCGGGCAACGATGCGCTGCTCCCAGTCTGTGCAGGCGGTTGACCACTCCATCATCTCACCACCGACAGCGGGCCTTTACGCACGCCGAACCTGCCCTGAGCGGCGCCGGCCGCCTTGTCCTTGGCCACCTCTTTCTTGCCACTCTCCCCCTTGCGCGGGTGAACGAACGGCATCAGCGCCTTGGCGGCATCCACCCGCAGTTTTGCATCCGACTCTAAGTCGTTCATCACCGCCAGCAGAAAGTCCTTGGGGTCGCGATGCGTCAGCGCCCGGGTCAAATCGAAGGCGTCCGGCTCGCTGTTTTCGGTCGGCTCACTGGGTCCTTCTTGGAGCTCCGGAGCTTTAACACCTTTAACAGTTTTAACATCCGCTTTAACAGGATGCAGAGCGTTCAATTTGTGCAGCTCGTTGATCACGTCACGATCTTTGGCGAGCCGTGAACCTGCCGCGGAGGCAGTCTTTTCGGGGCATCCGGCGGCAATGGCTGCATCTTTGTTGGACGCACCTTCCCTCACCGCAGCGATGAACGCGCGTTTTTTGGGTGTTAAAGCCATTAACAAAAAATCCTGAGCGGGAAAAAATCTGTACGTGCGGTCGAGGGCGGTCTAGCAACCGGGAAAACCCATTTTTTTGATCCCCCCCTCCTACCGGCCATTTTTCGCACCAACACCGTGCAAATTCGAGAGAAACCGGTTAGATCGAGCGGCCCGCGGCCTCTTCGCGCTGCTTCACGCTGTCATGGCAGGGTTTGCAGAGGGATTGCCAGTTGGTGCGATCCCAGAACAGGGTCTGGTCACCGTTGTGGGCGACGAGGTGGTCGACCACCGAGGCAGCAACTACCAACCCGGCTCGGTCGCAGTACACGCACAGCGGATGAGCTGCCAGATGCACCAGGCGCGCCTTCTGCCATGCGTAGTTGTAGCCTCGCTGGTTGGCAGTTGTCTTACCCGCTCGCCATGTGGCTTGCGGTGCAGTGCCTACCCTGTCGCCTTGAGTCGCAACTCGGTTAGCCAGCGTCTTCAATCGCGCCATGTGCCGCCTCTCTGTCTCAATGCATGTCGACCGCTACTCGCAACCCAATGTACTAGCCGCGATAGACCTAAAGCGCAGGCATACTTGCTTGGGGCAGTTGGCTATTCAAAGACCTCTATGTCTGGTCACTTTGCTAAATGAAAATTGTCATTGTGAATAGGGATATGAAGCCTATTCGCTTGATGATTATTCATATCAGCGCTATCTCTTAGGCTTCAACCAGGGAGCACAGAACTATGCGATTTATAGTGATAGCCACAAAACGGTTAGACGGAAATGATCGGATCATAGGCCCCAGATATCGAATCATAGACACCTCAGATCTTGGCCAAGATAGCCCATCAAGATATGGCGTTTTTAATGACCAAGAGCACGCAGCAGCTATTTGCGAGAAGCTCAATGCGGATGGTCCCGACTCGATTGATTAGATGTGTCACTCGGACTAGATAGGCCTGGTGTTGGCTTGTGGCGCGGCCTACTTGCTGTGGCTGCGCTTGATCTGTGCGTCGACCTGATCAGCGCAGGTATCAAGCAGGTTGATAGCCCGATCCTTCAGCGCCCAAAGGTCGCCGTTCAGCGCCAAGTTGTCATCGCTATCGTTGACCCGCTCGCACGGCACCATTACCGGCGCTTCCAGCCTTACCGCTGATGTCTTTACCACCGCTGGCTGCGGGCTTGCCGCGCAGGCCGTCAGGCAAAGGCTGATCAGCCCACTTGCGAACAGCCGGGCTCTTACGCTTGAGGTCTTCAAAGTCCTTCCTCGCTTGGCGGGCCTTGTCTTCGCTGGCCTTGAGGCGCTGCTGCAGATCGGCCAGGTAGTTGGCGTTACGCTTGGCCTCGGCCTGGAGCGTGGTGATGGTCTTCAGGCTTTCAGTGTTGGCTTCGGTTGCATCCTTAGCCGCCCGTGTCTGCACCGTCACCTGCCCCTCCAGCGCGATCACGCGGTACTGCTGGATGGCAATGAGCAGTGCGGCTACCAAAGCGATGATCAGTGCAGCGGCAATGCTTTTGAGCAGGTTCATAGGCTGTCCGCCTTGCGACCGAGAAATTTCACGATCATTTCGCGGATGACGGTCACACCGACAAAGCCGATCGCACCGCCGACGGCAACGGACAAGCTCGACGGCCACTCCATCCACTCGATGACGCTGCTCGCGGACAGGCTCAGCCCACCACAGATCAGCGACTCCAGCAGGATGCGGCGCTTGCTGGTCTCTTTGGCCTCGTACAACACACGAAGCCCAGAAATAACCGTTG